AGCCTAATTGGGGTGAAAAAACATCGGCTGAGTATTGGAGAGAAAAATACCACTCTACACCTTACCGCTCGTTTATGCGGGAGTATATGCACGTACATATAGTGGAAGGTAGTATCTTTAAGAACGAGCAAATTCAGTACAAAGAACGCCTGCGCTACTCACAATACGATGCCCTTTGTTTTTATGGCGACTTATCGTACAAAGATGCAGGCGACTTCAAGGCTATGCTTTTAGTAGGCAAGGTAGGGAGAGAATACCACGTATTGCTGGCGTATGTGCGCCAAACCTCCCGCAACAATGTTGCCCGCTGGCTGTATGAAACCGCGCTACACGAAAACCTACTCAAGTACAACATCGCCTACTATATTGAGGGGCTCTTTGCTCAAGACGAATTTGTAAGTGATTTTGACGAGGTAGGCGACACCTACGGCTTCTATATACCTGTGCAAGCCGACAAAGATAGCAAAGGCAATAAGTTTGACCGCATTGAAAGTATGGCAGGCTATTTTGAACGCGGTAACATATTTTTTAACAAAGTCCTACAAAACTCACCCGACTTTGTAGAACTCATCAACCAGATATTGGCATTCCAAAAAGGTTCAGGGGCTCACGACGATGCCCCTGATGCCCTACAAAGTGCCATTGCTAAGCTCAACGCCCTTGCAATACTCAATGCTACTCCTGCCAAAACCATAAGCCGAAAGGAAATTCTAAAAGACAAACAAAACAGATACTGATATGTTTCTAACCACAGAAGATTACACAGCCCTTATCCGTAATGAGATAAAGGATATACTGCTTGAAAATTATAGCGAGGCAAAACTACGTGTCGCCCAGCAAATGGCTATTGACCAAGTGAAAAACTACCTATCGGGGCGTTACGATGTAGCCGAGATATTTAGCAAGGAGGGCACAGAACGCAACGCCCATATCGTAATGCTCACGCTGGATTGTACCCTGTATCACCTCTATACCTCCACCGTGCCTAAACGTATGCCTGAAATACGCTCGGTGCGCTACCAAGATGCTATTGACTGGCTCAAAGCCGTTGGCAGTGGTGAAATATCAGCCAACCTGCCTCTTATCAAAAGCCAGGACGGACAACAGCTATTAGGTATAAAAATACAATCAAAATACGCCCCCTCATCCAATAAGTGGTAGCCTGTAGCACGGGTAGGCAGTTTTCTTATTACTGTACTACTGTTTAAATACCGTTTAAACGCTAAAAATACACCCTTAAAATTACAATACAATGAAATTATTAGGTTATCAATTTTCATTAACAAAAACGCCCAAAAATAAAACCAACGAACACTCAGTACGTGGCAATGCCCGCACCAACCCTGATGTGATACAATTCGTGCAGTCGTTCAAAGATGCTTCCCGCAAGGATATAGCCAAATGGCGTAGTGCCTTAAGTATGGCTCTGCACCCAGAAACCCCCAAGAACACCGCACTTTATGACCTTATAGACGATTTGCTAACCGATGGGCACTTGCAGTCGCAAATACAAATGCGCAAGATGAGTACCCTTAACACCGACTTTTATCTCATCAATCGCAAAACAGGTGAGATAGAAGAGGAGGCTACTTTCGTATTCCAACAACAATGGTTTTACGAATTTTTAAGCATCGCCTTAGACAGCATTCTATTTGGGG